AAGCTGTTTTTGTAGCCTCTCTTGCATAAAAAGCTGCCGAGCTTTGGTTGTCACAGGGGACACCACTGCCCTGCTTAACGCTTCCCTCTGGCCTACTACGCCATACCTCTGGCACATAGAACTCAGGTGTATCATCAACATACCTACGGCTAACCTCATTACGAGTGAAGCCTACGATGTGCTTGAACTCCTGTCGTGCTATGAAGATAGGCACTGTGTAGCGCATGGTTATCTGAGGGTGACTGAACGGAGTCCAGTGGCCGTGAGTAGCTAGATACTTGATTAGCTTAGTGTCTGCATTAGACACAGTCTGCCCTACTGCCACTGGACTACCTACACCGCTCTCTGACTTAGCTCTATAAGCGTCCACAAGCTCAGAAGCTTTATCAAAGGATACCCTAGCAGCGTTAACTACTGTTAGATCATTACCCATGTGGCTTATGTATTCTGCTTGCATCTTAGTCCTCCCAGACTGTCCCACGCTTATACAACTGCATTGCTGTGTTAATGTCACAGTCAAAACCTTCCATGATACTCTCAATATGCTTAATGATCATCATATCCTTTACTCTCTCTATTCTATTGAAACCACACCCAAGTGCCGTGTGCTACAGCAACGGGCGCTACTAACGCACCAGCAATCAAGAAGCCCCATGAGCCTGCTGTGAAACACACAATCACATGGGTTACCCAAGCTGCGAATGCCCATACTACAGCGCTTATACCTACTAAATATCCAAATGTTGTCATTACTTTACATCTCCTAATAGGTTTTCTAAGTTAGTTACAATAGTGTCTGCCTGCCCTACCTCGTCTAAGGCCCCCTGCATTCGTTTGCTTGCCGCGTTAGCAATAGCCGTTTGCTCTGTCTTATGAGTCTTTAGTTGGTTGAGGGTCACCCGTAACGTGTGGGTGATTGTCTTCACTGACTTTGCTTGTGCTTTAAACATTATACTCTCTCTCTAGGTTAGTGACACGGGAAGGCAAATGAATGTCTAGTGTCATGTGCTGCATTGTGTACCGAGTCCATACTCAAGAACGCTACCCCATAGAGTACTAAGACTCCAAGGATAGCGGCTTGTAGGACTGCGGGAACTGTAAGCAGTTTATTGTCTGCTCTAATTATTGTAGTACTTAGGTTGCTCAAGCAAAGAACTCCTTATATTCAGCATCACCATACGAAGCACCCATTAAGGTGCCTACAAGCTCCTCTGTGCCCTCTACATACTTAACTAACAAAGGTATGCCCCTGAACCCTAAGGCCACTACAGCGGCCCTGTGTGCAGCGTCATTGACATTGGCTTCCTCATAGCTCTCTTTTGGTATGCCTAAGCCGTCTAAACGTCCCTTGAGCTTCGTACAGGCACTACAGTTAGGCCCTGTGTACAACTTAATCATTTGAGTATTCTCCACTTCGTATCATTTCGGCCAGTTCTATGGCCCTATTTCCTACCTGATCTGCCCATCTGCTATTGAGAAATTCATAAGCTGCTGTGTCATAGTCCCTATTTTGCATAGCTGCTAAAGCTTTCTCAAAGCCTAGGAACCTAGTTAAGCCTAAGTTGAAGCAGATATCTATTATAGCATCTAAACGTACATAGTCCAACCCTTCATCCTCTAACCATTCAGGAAAGTGATCATAAAGTTCCTCTTCGACCCTGTTGATATCATTCTGTAGTAAGAACTCAATCTCCCAAGGTGATATACCTAAGCCTCCATCTGGGTCGATATTACGACCTACGCCTATGGTTAGCTTCCCTTCACTACAAGGGTAGGCATGGGTCTCTGTGCCCTCGTGACGCATTAGCATCTTTGTTAGTCTACTCATATTATCTGTTCCCGTCAATAGCTTCATTGGTATGCCGAGGTTGAAGAGCAAGCTCATTTGACCTATCAAAGAACTCTAACTGCAACTGTAAGCAGTGTATAGCCTTCGTTATGTCCACCCTGTCCGTCCCTTTGTCCCTAGTGAGATACTTATCAACCTTGGTGTAGATAGAGTGTTTAACACCATCGTAACCATATTGTAAGTAAGTCTTCTCAAGAGGCTGTTGCTTCATCTTAGTGTAGTGATCACCACCCACCTGTGTAGCCAGCGCATTAGGCATCAGTCGTGTCCTCCTCAAATAGCCCTAGGTTCTTCATGATCATGTCCTCGTAACGATCTACTAAGGATTCACTCGTAATCCCCAAGAGCTCACATAAGAAGTCAACATCATAGTTGTTTAATATCTGCTCTCGGATCTCTTCAAAAGTACTACTCATTCTCCCTCTCCTTCCCTAAGGCTGGTAATGTAGCTAAGTGCTCTAGCAGCTCAGGTATTGACTTCATAGTAAAGTGTGCCATCCCTTCCTTCTCACACCACTGCCCTAGGTTCATCTTAGAGCCCTTACGTAGACGCTTACGTGAGTCGGTGAATAAGAAGATAAGGGGTCGATCAATTTCATCACGCACCGCCTTGTACTTCTGTGTATCTCCGACCCTAAAGAACCCCTTACACTCTATCATAGCCCCTGTACGTTCACAGATGAAGTCTGGTATGTACTTCTTTCTAATGATGTAGGGTATACGATAAGGTTCGTAAGCAAAGTCCTCGGTGCCTACTGCCTCACTGAATGAACTTTCGAGACCTGATCTAAACTTTGTCATTAAGCTCCTCCGCTATGGTCAGTTGCTTGAAGCCATCCCAGTTGCGCCTCATGTAGATCAAGTTCCAACACACTTCAAGCTTCTCTTCCCAATCTTCTGGGTGATGGTCTTTCCACGCTTCTTGAACTGCATCTATCATATCACCTACAGCTACATCAGTCAACAACTTCTCAGCTTTCTTTGGGCCAATGCCCTTGAGCCCCTGAATGTTATCAGTTGAGTCACCCATAAGCATTTGGATGCACATCTTATACCAGCCTTCCTCCGCGTCAATGTAGTAAAGTATTTCCTTAGTGAAATTATAGTGCCAACCTTCCACCATGTCAATATCTTTATCAATATGAGCGATAACAAAGTTCTCACCAGCGTCTAAGGCCTCCTGTGCCCATATAGACACAACATCATCAGCTTCACAATTGTCTGACTTGAAGTGCCCTAGGCTGTAAGCATACTCATTAAGCTCATGTCTACGCTTAGTTAACTCAGGGTTAGGATCAGGAGCATCCTCCTCAGGCTTACGTTTGGCCTTATAGTCCTCTGCTATCTCATAACGAAAGTTACCGTCACCCTTAAGGGCTACCCGTACCTCCGTAGCCACTGTAGCCCACTCAATATCCTCAATAGCTTTATCATAGTAGCTCTTCGCTTTCTTCAAGCTTAAGTCTGACTTGAGTGCTATACGGTATATCAAGCTGTCTGCATCAACAAAGCAAAGGGCGAAGGGCTTACCTCCGCTAGGCTTAAGCTTCATCGAACAGGTCTCGCATACGTGAATGCTCTACGTTATGACAGTTAGCGCATACTAGTATACACTTGTCTACCTCAGCATACAAGGTAGCATCAGACGCTGAGGACATTAAAGTACTAACGCTGCCTGTCTTAAGCTTAGGGTCAATATGATGGTACTCATAGATAGCTGGTCGGCCATAATCGCTAATTCCGCAATGTGTACAAGCTGCACCCTTGTACTTGAAGACCTCAAACCATCGTGCTAATCGCTTAGCTTTCATACAGCCCTTACAGGTGTTGAACTTACTATCGTTATTGACAGGCTGTGCATAGAACTCGTCTGTACTCTTATCAATATAACACTTATTACACTTCTTAGTTGACATATGCCAATCCTTTTAGTTAGTGAGTCTCTGCCCAGTTGTTGCCTACGTTGTATTCACCAGCTAAGGGACACCTGAGCTTAAAATGAATACCTGCTGCTTCTATACAGCTAGCTGCTAGAGCACCGAAGCGTTCTGCTTGATCCTCTCTTACTTCTACTTGGAACTCGTCATGTACATTACCCACGAACTTGTAGTCCATGCTGTACAGTTTAGCAAACTTGTCCAAGATAATCAAGGCTTGTTTCATAACTAACGCACCAGCCGACTGTAAAAGTGAGTTAAGTGCGGCGTGTTCTGATCTTATGAATACCTTACGCCCATCTAAGGCGGTTATGTAGCCCTTGCCTGCTGAGGCTGCTACGTTATCTTTAAGTGCAGCAAGTGCTGGTGTAGCCTTTAGGAAGCTTTCTTTAAGTTGCTTTCCTTTCTTACGCCCACCGCCTGCTATGCTACCTATCTTCTCGTCACCTGCGCCGTACAAATAAGCGTATATGAAAGTTTTCGCTAAATTACGATTTGCTAATCCAGCCGCTAGCATATTAGCTGTATGAATGTCACCTGTCAATATAGTATTAGTATAGTCAGAATCGTTCATGTAGTGGGCTAACATTCGTAATTCGAGCCCTGAGGCGTCTATGCCAACAAGTTTGTAACCCTTAGGTACTATCCAGCAAGCTCTGCATTCAGGCCCATATAAGCTACTAGAGCTGGGCACCTGAGCTAAATTAGGCTTACTGTGTGTCATACGTCCAGTTACAGCACCATTAGTGTTAACATAACCATGTACACGCTCTGTGCTTTCGTCCATCGACTCCAGCCAACTGCGTACCTGAGCTATACGCTTACCAACGAGGAGATATGAAGCTATAAGCTCGGCCTCTGGTATGCCTTTGACATTCTTTAAGATGTCCTCCGATACTATAGCGTGTCCTGTCTCAGTAAAGTCCTTAGGAACCCAACCAAAGTGCTTTAAGTAGCGCCCTATTTGCTGACGAGATCCCAGATTAAAGACAGGCCAATCAATACGACTAAAAGGGCCACCTACTTCTTCCCACCTATCTCCAAGGAACTTGAGCCCAACGATGCTTGTGCTACCATCCTTTTTAATCTTAGGGGTAACTTCCTTAACATACGTAGGCAACGGTATGAATACTCTCTGCACTTCTTCTTCCAAGTCATAAGATTTCTCTTTAAGTTCTGCTACTAAGTCTCTAGCCTTCGGCACATCCAAAAGCCAGCCGTTTCTTATTTGTTTTTGTATGATACTTTGTACATTGTGCTCAAGTATACTGCTCTCACTTCCAAAAGTATCAAGCTCACATAGCAAGCGTTCGTACACCTGTTCATTAACCCTAACGTCTTGCTTACAGTACTCCACCATTTCCACAGTATACCGTGTCCAATCATTGTAATCACCCTTTGGATACCCAAGCTCTTCTCCCCAATATGCTAATGAATGACCAGCCCTTTGTGGATCAGCTAACCGTGACATTACTAAAGTGTCTGTGATCTTACACTTACTAAAGTTAGTGCCTAGTAGCCTTTCGCACACTGGGATGTCATACCCCATTATGTTATGACCTATTACTTCATCTGCTTGTGCTATGTAAGCATTGAAAGCATCCCACCCATTTGTAGTGAGCCCTGTAGGTGAAGCAAAGGTACGTATATCGCCAGTGTCAATATCTTTAGTGACAATGACCCACACCTTACTTGGGTTAAGCCCATTAGTCTCTATATCAAATATCAACCTAGCCATGTGTTACCTATAGTATATATGTGAACCTAGTTTAACTGTTATTTCCATATGATCAGCCCAGTATGGATGTACATAGTCAGCATGGTAGTGTGTAGCTCCTTCGATAATGTCTATAGAGTCACCATGTAACACGTATTGTGCTAGTATGGTGGCCTCCAACATTGCCTTACCATCTTGTGGGTGATCTGACTTACCGTCACAGAACCAACTGTATTGACATTGGTTTCTTATTGGTGTGTCCATGTCCCACCCGTGGTACTTAGCTTGCTTAACTACACCACAGACTGTAGAAGGGTATCTAAGGTCTGCCACACGATTAAGTACGCTATGTGCTACTCCTATCTGCCCTGCCAGAGGCTCTCCTCGCGCCTCATGATATATGTTCATTGCCATACACAACACCGCTGCGCTAATCATTCCAACAGTACCCAATTAGTATAGCACTTAAGCCAACTACTAGCAAGCTTTCTGATAACATTTACCACTTCTCCTTCCACTCTATAATCTTATATGTGAAGTCTTCATCTTCTAAAGTCTCCCACACTCCAAAGCCATACTCAGGGCATATGTAATAGTGAAGCTCTTCCTCCCACTCACGTACACCATCCGTTGCCTTTACTATATAATAGTCTGAACTGGTGGGCCTGTTCCCTCCCTTCTTCCATTGTGGCATAACTAGAAATCCTCATGTGAGTGTGCTGCTTTAATTTCAGGTGCCTGCGTAGCTACTAAACGTGATGTGTTATTCTCATAGAACAACCACCCTGCTACACCTGTACGTCCTGTACGTCTACACTTAACTAGTTGCACCTGAGTACAGTTACGTGCATATTCATCGTCCGTCATTTTGTCACGACTCAATAGGATAGTATTGAATGCAATCTGGTTGATTGAGCTAGAGCCCTTAAGATCATATTCGTCCACGTTATGAGCACTCTGCCCGTGAGGTGGTTTCTTCATATGAGACACTAGGATCATACTCACCCCTGTATTCTTAATCAACTTCAAGCACCTATCCATGAAGTCGTCAATGGCGCTGTTCTCGTTACTCTTCACACCAGCCTGTAGTGGGTCAATAATGATTATATCACACTCCAGCCCTTTAATCATATACTGAATCTTAGCAAATAGTTCTTCACTGTCTAACGACCCTTGATGATCAAGTAGGTGTAAGTTGCCTTTGTCTACCATACCTTGGTAAACCGTCTTAAGTCCAGTGTAGTCTCTCATTTCGTGTGGTATGTTGCTGATGTTGATACCAGCCTTAACCGCCACTAGATTCTCTACTGTCTCGCCTATGTCAGCCTCTAGGAAGATACAACCCGTTGTTTTGTTGCTCTCTTCGCTGAATCCTGTCACTAGGTTAGATACCATAGTAGACTTACCAATACTTGTCAAGGCACCAATTACAGTTAGTTCACCAGCCGCTATGCCGCCATTCATCATCTTGTTCAATGAATCAAAACAGCTTGGGAAGGGTATCACCTCTTCTGTACCGCGCTTAACAAACTTGTCCCACACACCCTCGTCACCGAAGCTGACTACACCCTCAGGCTTAAAAGCTTTAGCGTCCCACCAGCATTTGGTGAACTCGCGTATCTTGTTAGCCTTAAGCATATCACTAGCATCATTCATGGTCAAGGTGCATACCTTAGCCTTACGTGGGCTAAAGAGGCTTAGAACGGCTTGTGAGGCCTTGTTGCCTGCTTCATCATTATCAAAACATATGACAACGTGCTCGAAGGTCTCCAGCCATTGCAAGCTATTCTTAATATCTTTAACCGCACTAGAGCTGCCCTTGATACTTACCGCAGGCCACTTACCGTCAAACATTTCGTTAACTGCTAAGGCGTCTAGCTCTCCCTCTGTAATGGTTATGTATTTACCACCCTCCCTAAAGGCCTGCTGGCCAAATAGACCTGACGCTGCCATATCACCCGTGGCATAGAACTGTTTATCTTTGACGCCTCTCACTTTAGTGCCTATTACTTGGTTACCATCTTGGTTGTAATAGGGGTAGTGGTGCTTGCTGATACTTCCGTCTTGATTATGCTCTACTGTAACCCTGTACCGCTTGGCTACGTCTAGGCTTATTCTACGGTCTTGTATTGCTGATATTGTTCCTGTCATCTCTAACGGCCTTACTTTAGTTTTATTAGGTGCGCTTATTGAGCCACTACCATGTGTATAGTGATCACAAGCATAACAAATACTATGACCATCGGAATAGGTTGCTTTAGCCTTCCATGCCCCACATTCACTGCAAGGGCCCTTACTGACTAAATGATTTTCTTCGTACTCTTTACTAGCCATGCCTGAGAGCTCCTGTAAGCTTGTGTGAGGGCCCTAGCCTACTGGGGAATAGTAAGGCTAGGGTTTGACTTAAGGCACCTTAGATTAGAAGTCGTCATCGCTGGCGCTGGCTAGCTCTAGGACGCGGATCTTATCCAAGTAAGGCGTAATGCCATGTACTGGGTGCTCTTGACCTAAAGTGTACTGTACACGAACCAATGAGCCTCGTGTGATACGTTCCTTGCATGGTTCACCGTCTAAGTCAACAATATCCACTTCAAACTTGCTTGCAAACTTTCGTTGCTTGGTGCCTTCATAGCTGCGTAGCTTAACACCTGCGCTTTCTAAGATATCCGCGTTCTTTTCGTCTAATGTAAGCACGACCGAATACTTGCCAGTGCTTTGACCCTGATACATTTCGTGGGCGTCTAAGTTGGCGAATGCTACTGAACCTGTTAATACTGACATATGCTTTACTCTCTTTTAAGATTATCTATTATGACCCAAATAGGTCTTTGTACTACTTAAGTGCCTTTTGAACACTTTACTAATTATACTTTAAGCTATCATCTAAAGCAACTACTATTTAGTTCTTTTGAACTACTTAAGAGTCTTAAGTGTCTTTAGTATGTTCTTATAGATTATTCTTAAAGTATATTCTTTTCTTCTCTTAGGTATATTATATCAAACTTAGGATTTCCTGTCAATAGGCTAATCCATTTTATTTACAATTTCTTCGTGATACTCTTCTAGCTCTACCTCTACAAGCTTATGTAGCCAGTAAGGTATACGTTCATAACTTACGTGGCCTGTAGGGCTTGTAGCCATGTAGTAGGCGTAGAAGTCATTGATCATTAATTCACCTGTCTCACTTAACCGCCAGTCTACCTCAATTTCTAATGTAACCTCTGTATAGGTACCTATAGATAGGCCTATGTTAATCGTTGACTCTGCCATCTTATTATCCTCTATCGGCTAGCCAAGGGCTATCGCCTTTCGTTTCGTTAACATCAAGATCATTTGCATCTACGGAGTAATTATATTCGCCTTCTCTAGCACTTGTCAAGCACCTATTACAAATATCTAGAAATTCTCCCGTTTCGCTATCTTTCCGACTTAACTCATAATCACCTAATATAATGTTACACGCTTTGCATCGCATTTGTCAATCCTTTTGTTTACTTTTCTTTAGTTATAGAGCAAATTGCATCCACTCTTCGTATGTGAACTCGTCTAAGGGATAACCATAGGCTTGCCCACGGTACACAATAGGCGTGTACGTATGTAGCATCGTGCCTAGGGCCTCTTCATTGCCTGCTAGTATCTTGCCCTTGCTAATTAAGTCGCCCAGCACAAGGGCTAATTGGTGCTTAGAGCTGCCCGTTGCCCTTTGTATGTCTTGCATGGTTATATAGGGCTCACTATAATTTAGGTCTAATAGTAGATTGAACAATGCCACTTGTGTACGTGTAAAGCTGTGTCTAGTTTTCATTGTGATACCTCTTTTGCTAATGCTTAGTTAATTAATACTATTGTAGCGTAGACCACACAGAAGGCCCCTATAAGGCCCCCTAGGGCGGTAACCGCCAGATCAATACGTTGGTGCCTCTTTTGCGCCTGCGTCACCTGTGCGCTTGATTTGATACCCTGCCCGTGGTTCTTTAGATCATGTTTCATTGTGTAGCCTCTTTTTCGTGTAAAGCTAGGGCAACCGTCCACGCCTTGAAAGTGTTATTAGCAAGCACACAGGCCCTCACAAGCGCTTTAATGTCTGCCCTAGTGTCACCCGTAGGGCTTAAGGCTTCTAGGGCGTCACTGGCTGCATATGCGGCTTTACGTGCTAGTGCTAGATTATGCTCTGTATTCATCGGGTGCGCCTCCTGTTAACGTATGGGCTATTGCGCGGCCTAGGCTTAAACCATGCTCTACTAGGTTTAATTCAAGTTCACCATGCTCCGCATATTGTGCCGTGGTTAGACCGTCATTGTGGAAGTCTAGGTAAAACCTTTGCAGCACCTCCGCACACGTTGGGTCGTTGTCACGTTCGTGGCCTAGGCAAATGGCCGCTAATTGCTTATCGTTCATTTTATGCTACCTCTGTTAGATTAATTAATTTGCTAGTAAAACGCTTAGATCTTGAGCCATGCACCGTGATAGCTACATTGCTTTTCGTACCGTCACATAATCCGCAATCGTTGCACGTTAGGCCTTCGCTATCCGCCAAGCATTCCACTTCATTAGCGGCTAGGCTATCGCCTTCTAGTGCCACTCTGAACGTCTTAGCGCCAAGCTTTTGATACTTCGCCGCCTGTTTTGGTGTATCTGCTGACACCATACAAATAGAGGCATAACGCGAATCAAAACCAATATTAGCCGCTTGGTGTGTGTAGCCTGTGTGGCCTAGTGCTAGTTTAGTTAGATCATTCATAACATCAAAAGGAACCGCCGCAGGATCACCATAAGCCCCTAGGCGTAGTTTACGACCTGTTAGGTAGTGCCCATGCTCACTAGCAACAAAGGCAGGGTAGCGGCCACGTTTGTACGCCTTGTACACTGCCAAGGGCGCTTGGCCTATGTTGACATAACAAGCACCGCCACTTGATTGCTTATGAGGGCAGTTACCACAGATACTGCTATCTAGCTTAGCTTGACTCAATTCAACGGGGTTAAGGTCGCCACTTGCGATAATCCACACTTGTGCCATGTTGCCCGTTTTACGGTTGCTAGTCTTAAGCGTTAGTATAGCCACCACAGGTTCACCCGTTAGCATGGAAGGCCCCTCGTATAAGGTGAAGCCTAGCACGTTCGCTTGCTTGGTTGGCTTGGCGATCTTGGTTTGGCCCATCATTCTAACTTGTGCGTTCATGCTGGCACCCACTTGCCATTGACCTTGGTTGATATGGGCGCTATGTGGTAACCGTTGCTAAACCTAACGTATACCGTGGTATAGCCGTGGCGTGTCGCGTGGTTCTTGGCGCCTGCCAACGTGCTTGACGTATCGACATAACCGTTGCTACCTGTGTCTATTCCGAATGTATTCATAGTCCTATGCTCCCTTGTTAGCGTTGGCGTGTCTAACCTGTACACGGAACCAGTTACGGAATAACATACGCTGCCAGAACGCCTGCATCATAGCATCATGATCCATACCAGCAGACCAATCCGCCTTTGTTACTGGGTTACTATACTTGCTAGCCTTGGTTAGATCAATCATCATGTGCCGCCTTTGTTTACGTTGTTTGTTTCAGTGAGGTTATATTATCACACGCTCTATAGAATGCAAGCACTATCGTTAACAGAACTACTCAGTCACATTAGGCACAAAGGTTGACACTAGACACCAATGTGTGGTACTCGCGCACATCATGTAATAGATAGGTGCTTCATATACACTATGCCTTGGGTGTTGTCAAGTATCACGGGTCTACTCAGGTATAGCTGTAGGCACCCACATTGGCATACATATGTCAACTTCTGTGACTCAATCACCTAAGATAGTCACGGGTGTTGACACCACTGGCTACTTGTGCTACCTCTGTGCACCTTGGGCTACCATAGATCCTGAGGTGTGTCAAGGGTGTGACTCAAGCAGCCTCAATAGTCACGGGATGACTAAAGGCCTGATGGATTCGTATTGTGACTAAAGGGCCTGAGATAGTCACGGGTAGACTCAAGGGTCATCGGGTGACTAAAAGAGGGGGACGGGGCCGTGTGGCTTTCCTCAGTAAACTGTGGTAGGCGCTCAAGTTTACTAAAGAGTGAATCTGCTTTTTAGGAGCCCTTATGTAAACAAAAGTCAACAAAAGATTACACGGGAAATCACGGGAAAGCTAGAGGAGACACGGGAATGCGACTGAATCTTATTAAGCTTTAAGGGCTCTTATGTATACTTAAGCAATCTAAAGATAAAGGTTGACATCTGACTCTAAATATGTTATAATATACCTAAGTACTTAAGCAGCTTTAAGAGTCTTTTAGTTATTACTCTATGAAATATTAAAGAATATCCTAAACGACTCTTAAGACACTTAAGTAGACTATAGACTCAATCTCACTAAAGAGGTAATTGAATTGTCAACTAAAGACACAATAGCTAAGGTGCCTAAAAGGATGGGTAGACCTCCTAAAGCAGCCTTAAAGAAACCTAAAGGTATTATAGGTCGTCCTAAAGGCGATGCTACAATCATCAATGAATACAAAGCAAGGATGCTAGCTAGTCCTAAGTCAGCCAAAGTGCTTGATGCTATATTCGATGCAGCCTTAGATAATGATCATAAGAACCAAGCGTCAGCATGGAAGTTAGTCATGGATCGTGTAGCTCCTGTAGCAGCCTTTGAGAAAGAGATCATCAAGGGTGGCGGTAAGAACGCTATACAGATTAACATTACTGGTATTGGTGGGTCAGTAGACGTTGCCCAAGAGCCTCAAGACATAGATGATGCGGAGTACACTGTAGTATGAGTGATCTACGTATTGAACTTCTTGAATGGCAGAAGAAAGTCTGGGCAGATCCTAACCGCTTCATTGTGGTTGCTGCTGGACGCCGCTGTGGTAAGACACGGAAGGCAGCATGGAAGCTAATCGTAAAGGGTCTTGAGACATCACTACCAAACTCACATATCTTCTATGTTGCCCCTACACAGGGTCAGGCACGAGACATCATGTGGAAGCTACTGTGTGAGCTAGGTGCTCCTGTAATCAGATCAGCACACATAAACAACATGCAAGTAACCTTAATCAATGGCACTACTATCTCACTTAAGGGTGCAGACAGACCAGACACCATGCGAGGGGTCAGCCTGTACTATCTAGTAATGGACGAGTATGGCGACATGAAGCCTGAGGTATTTGAGGAGGTCTTACGACCAGCCTTAGCTGACCAAAAGGGTGGTTGCTTATTCATCGGTACTCCTAAGGGACGTAACCACTTCTATGATCTATACAAGTATGCTGAGCTAGCTAATGATCCTCAGTACTCAGCCTATCACTTCACTTCCTACGATAATGAAACTTTAGATCCAGAAGAGATTGATTCAGCCAAGAAGTCTATGAGTACCCATGCTTTCCAACAGGAGTTCATGGCTAGCTTTAAGAACCAAGGCTCGGAGATGTTCAAAGAGGATTGGTTGAAGTTCGGAAGTAAGCCTATAGGGGACGGTGACTACTACATTGCCATTGACCTTGCAGGCTTCCAAGATGTAAGTAAGAAGAAAGGTAACACCTCCCGATTAGACCAATCAGCTATCTCAGTTGTGTGGGTCAATGAGGAGGGTTGGTTCGTTGAGGACATCATCTATGGACGATGGACACTTGATGAGACTGCCAATAAGATCTTCTCTGCCGTAGCAACCTACAAGCCACTCTCCATAGGAATAGAGAAAGGCATCTCTAAGCAGGCTGTTATGTCTCCTCTAATGGATAGAATGAAGCAACGTAATACTTACTTCAGAGTAGAAGAGCTTACCCACGGTAACCAGAAGAAGACTGACAGGATCATGTGGGCCCTACAGGGGCGTATGGAGCATGGTCGCATTACCTTAAACAAAGCTAAGAAAGAATGGCGTGAGGTCTTCCTAGACCAATTGTTCCAGTTCCCTGACCCTTTAACCCACGATGACCTGATTGACTCTTTGGCCTATATAGACCAGCTAGCCAAGGTAACCTACGCAGGTAACTTTGAAGAGTTAGACAACTTTGAAATCTTAGACTCAATTAGCGGATACTAAACTATGAATATTCATTTAGATGATAACAACGAATCAACAGAACCTATGATCATTGAGCAATCGCTTGAGTCGTGGGTAATGGCCAAGGTAGACGATTGGGGCGACTACTACGAGAACAACTATGCCGCCAAACACGCAGAGTACTATCGCTTATGGCGTGGTATCTGGTCAGCTAGTGATAAGACTCGTGGGTCTGAACGCTCACAGATCATTGCTCCTGCCCTACAACAGGCCGTAGAGTCTAACGTAGCTGAGATCGAAGAGGCCACCTTTGGTCGTGGTACTTACTTCGACATCAAAGATAACCTAGGTGACTCAGAGACTGAGGACATCATGTTCCTCCGTAAGAAGCTACACGAAGACTTTGACACAGCTAAGATCCGCAGGGACGTAAGCGAATGCTTAATCAACTCAGCAGTCTTTGGTAACGGTGTAGGTGAGGTCGTCCTTGAAGAGATCATGGAGATGAAGCCTGCTACCGAGAAGGTCATGGATGGCGCTATGGAGGCTGTTGGTGTTAACGTCAGCAAGCGTACCATTGTTCGTCTACGTCCTATCTTACCACAGAACTTCCGTATTGATCCTACAGCAACTAACATTGAAGAAGCCTTAGGCTGTGCTGTAGATGAGTTCGTAGGCACCCACTTAGTAGAACAACTACAAGAGCAAGGTATCTATAAGGATGTTTACATTGGTTCAGCTAGTGAAGACTTCAACTTAGAGCCTGACAACGATCTTACGATACATCAGGATGATAAGACTCGCTTGACTAAGTACTACGGTCTCGTACCGCGTCACTTGCTTGAAGCTGAGCTAGATTATGATCTTGAGGATGAAGACAAAGAAAGCTACTACATTGAAGCTGTAGTCATCATCGCTAACGAAGGTCATCTTCTTAAGGCTGAGCCTAGCCCGTACATGATGAAGGATCGACCTATTGTAGCATTCCCTTGGGATGTAGTGCCTAGTCGCTTCTATGGTCGCGGTGTGTGCGAGAAAGGCTACAACTCACAGAAGGCCCTAGACGCTGAGCTACGTGCTCGTATAGACGCTCTGGCCCTTACAGTACACCCTATGCTTGCTATGGACGCTACACGCATCCCACGCGGCACAAAGCCAGAGATTCGCGCTGGTAAGTTAT